CGGGGTCGCTGCGACACGTGACCGCAAGGCAGTGGAAGCCATCCACGGTCATCAGGTCGCCGCCGATGGCCTCCTGCAGCTCGCCCAGGAACTCCTGCCCCATCGCCTCGGTGCAGTCATCAAAGGCGGTCCAGGTGGCAGTCACACCAGGGATTGCTGGCGTGCCGGCCGGCTCCACGCGGTACAGGTCCAGGCCGTCCGACGAGTGGCGCACAACGTTGAATCCGTAGTCCATGATCGATTCCTCCAGGAAGCCCGGAGCCGAAGCCCCGGGCATTGCCCATCACTTCTGCACGTTGACCGTCAGGTTGACCTGGGGCCGCGAGCACACGTCGCAGACCTTCGGGGCAGGCTTCGGCGTAGGCTTCTTCCGGGGCTGCGGCTTCACCTTCGGCAGCTCCGCCTGCTTCGGCACGATCTCGTAGGCCACGCACTCCTGCAGGCGAATCGTGGTCACCATCCGCTGCAGGGCGCCACCGTGGCTGCCGCCGATGGATCCGCCGGCGCCACTCGAGCCATTGGCCCCAAAGGCCAGCGCCCCGGACGTGGAGACCGTCAGGACGGTAGTCGTCTCGTGCATCTTGTGGCCGATCAGCTGGGTCAGGCCGGGCATCACCTCAACCCGGCGGTACGGCTCCTCGAAGTTCGGCGCCAGCCACTGGTTCTGACCCAGGGTCACTTCCGAGTCCCAGAGGATGCCGATCACACGGCCCTGCACGTCATGGGACATCACCCGCTGGCGCGGGCCGCAGTAGGGGTCGGCCACGCGGCTAATCTCGGCGGAGGGGGCTACCATCGCAGCGGCAGGCACCGTGACCGGGTTTATGTTCAGGGACTTGCCGTTGTAGCTGTAGCCCCCCGTGCTCAGCGAGGTTTGGGACGTGGTCGCGAAGCTGCCGACGCTGCCGCCCGTGGCCGTCTGGCCCTGCTGCTGGCCTTGCTGCTGCTGTGCGTGGGCCTCCGGGCTCACGCCGTTGACCGAGGCCACCGGGGCGTTGGTCGTGTTGGTGGTGCGGTTGTCCGAGTTGGTCTTGCAAGCGTTGACGCCCACGCAGTCGGCGCCCGGGGTGTTGGTGGCCAGGGCCGGGGCGGCGATCAGGGCCAGGGACAGGGCGAGGATGGTCTTGTTCATGGAGCTACTCCTTTCGAGTGACGCCTATTCGGCGATGTGATTTGGTGATTATTTCATTGTTTTGCACCGTTGTCAAACCCGGTGCGAAGCTTGTTTTGTTACTTAATCAGGTGTGGCAGAAGTCTTTGGAGTTGGTCTAGTTTGTTTTGGGATTTCTGAAGGAAGAACTCTGCTGCCGCCAGCGTCGTATTCCGGCCATACTTTGCATTCCGAATAACCGTTGCATAGCGGTCTTTGTAGTGGAAGAAAACCGAGTCTTCGTCCTTGTAAACCGCCAGTGTAGCCCTGTTACCAAATTCATCAACATTAACCACTTCTTCAAACACCTTCTCGCCGTTCCGGGCCGCGTGCTCGATGTGTATTTGCGCGTTCTTTTTGGTTTCCAGTGCGCCACTGGTGTAGACGTTGATCGTGAATTCTTCCGTGAACATGATTTAATCCTCTTGGCCATCGGCCGGCATTATTGCCTGCCGATGGAGCGAACTGTACTTCATTGGGTGTTGCTAATCAAGCGCACCCGACGAACGGTCAGTCTTGTGTTGCATTGGCAAGAAACACTGCCCTGGCGAAGCCTGCCGGCGTGACAGAGCGGAGGTCCTTGCCTTCGTCGTTCTTGGCATTGCTGCCCAGGTAGTGGATGTACTTCTCGTCCACAGGCAGCGAATCGTCCACCAGCCGGAGCGGCATCCGGAACCCCCCCCCGCCAACCCACAGGCACGTCTTCTTGGTGTAGCTGCTGGCGGCGTCCAGCTGATTGAAGTGCCATGGGTGGAATGTGTGGTCCGGTTGACGCCAGTACGTGCTAATCGTGCTGACCGGGTTCTCGATCAGGTACGGAGCACCAGCCGCCTCGCAGAATTCTGCAGCAGTGGCGAACATGTGGATGCTGTCAGCCAGCGCGCGCAGTCCCTTGCCCTTGAACCAGCGAGCCCCGGACACGGCCAGGTGCGTGCATGGAGGGAAGGCGGCAACAAAGGCCACTCGCTCCAGGAACTTCGACTGGAGCATCTCCTCGGGTACGCCCTTCAGCAGGTCGGCTTGCACGGCCACCGATTCCCCGGGTTCCGGGACTCTGAACTGCTGATCATTGAACAGGTCCAGGCGGATCACGCGAAACCCTGCGGCGCGCCATGGTTCACCCATGACACCAGAGGTATCGAACAGGCAGACGACGATATCCTTCTTCGTGACAATTCCTTACAGTTGCTTGATCAGGTCAGGGCGGAAGCCATCCCAGACGATAGACTCATAGTCCTTGTAGGCAGCCACCACAGGAAGACTCTTGTGACCTTCCCTCATGAATCGTTCGGTGACTCCTGGCTTGTTGCTGATATCGACCAGCTCGTACTTGATGCCTTTGCGATCAAGCAGGTTCGTGGTGGCCCGGCACTGTACGCATCCCGGGCGTGTGTAAACGATTACTTCCATGGCGTTTTCCTTGGGTTGTGCAGCATCCGTTGCTGCGATGAAGTGAATCCTACGCGCCTCCAGGTCATGGGTCAATCCCTGTGGCCGCCTGAAAACAAAAAAGGGGCCAGACGGCCCCTTCTGCCCGACAGACGGTCGGATCACACCACGGTCAGGCCCGCGATCCGGCGCGGAGCGGCCCCGTTGATGGCGGCCTGGCATTCATCCGTCCACAGGGTCAGCTTACCCGTGGAGGCCGATGCCCGCACGGTCAGTCCGCCGACGGCCCTGTTGCCGATGAGTTCCGTGCCCAGCAGGTCGGACCGCACACCCAGCGGCTCATCCGGCGTGTACCGGGCCGAGTAGCCGGGCGTGACCTGGGGCGTCTTCGTCCAGGACTGGTCCACCTCGATGTGGGCAGCCCGGTACGGCCCGGACAGGATGTTGCCCCGAACTTCCGTGGACTGGGCGTCGTTACCCACGTAGACGTGAGCCTGGGGCGTGCCAGCGGCCCCGATGGTGACCATGTTGTTGCTGATCTCGATTTCCCGGGTGCCGCAGTAGGCCTGCAGGGCAGCCTGCCCCTCCGCCACGTTGCTGACCGCGTGGTTGCCAGTCACAGCGACCCCGCGGCTGCCGTAGGCTGTGTGGACAGCAGACGACTTGAAGTCAGCGATGACGTTGTGCGAGACCTCAACCCCTACGGTCGAATCCTGGCAGGACACACCCCGCATCTGGCCCATCAGGGTATTGCCCGACACGACGCCGCCTTCCACGGCCGACAGCTCGATGCCGTAGTAGCCGCCCTGGATCGTGCAGCCCTGGATATCGACCGGGCCACAAGGCATCAGCACGCCCACCGGGGTCTTGTTGGCCGTCCACCATGCCCGCTGATTGCCCGCCAGCGTGCCACGGAGGCTGATGGCCGGGATGCCTTCACCGCCCGTGGGTTGGTTGCGCTCATCGTCCATCAGGAACCAGGAGCTGCGGGCTACAAGGCCGCCGGCCTTCACGTCACGGGCAGAGGTGATGCTGACGCAACGGCCGCGGCCGGCAGGGGTGTTGAAGTCGCCTGGGCCGGCCCCGATGACGCGAGTCACGTTCTTCGGCTGGCCTGCAAAGATGCAGTTCTCCAGTACGATCAGGCCCTTGTTGGCGTGCCCGTGCAGGAGTGCCTCCTGCTGCTCCGTGGCCGTACCAAGCAGGATGAATATGCAGTCACGGAACACGAGATCGTTCTCGCGGTCCCGGGGCAGGATGGCGCACCGAGCCGTGGCCTGCGGCTCGATGACGAACACGCCGCCGCGGACCTCCGTCACATTGTCATGGACGGTCAACTGCTGGCCGCGGAAGTGGAACAGCAGGCCGCTGCAGTCCATGATCGTGCCGGGCTGGCTGGCCTCCATCTGGTTGCGAAGCACCGTGATGGACTGCGGGGCGTCCACCTTCCAGCCGCCGTGCCCGCCCGTGGCCTTGCGGAGCCGGGGCGGGATGATGGGCTGAAGGGGCGGCAGGGCCGGGGTAGGGGAAAGCGCCATGTTTCCGTCAGGCGCTGTGGTCCGGAACATCGAGGAACCTCCGTTAACGATTTTGCAAAGAAACACACCACTGGTCAAACTGCTCAATTGTAACCGCGTCGCCGCCCAGCTTCCGTTTGAGCATGGCCACCACGTCAGGCAACAGACGGCCGTACTGACATCCGACGCCGGCAGCCGTGGCCGCCCGGGTCAATGCTGCGGGCTCAACCGGGATATCCAGCACCAGCCGCCGGACCATGCCGCGGAGCTGCGGCGTGCTGGTCACGGGCCACCACACGTCAGCCGTGGCGGGTTCGGTCTTCGGAATGCTGACCTTGGCGTAATCGCCGGACGCGTCCAGCACCACCGTGGTCGGCTTCGTGCCATTGGCCATGATGGCGTCAACCATGGCCGAGGCTTGTCCCCACTGAATTCCCAGCCGTGCCGCCCAGCGGTCGTTCATTAGCAGGCTGATGCGGTCTGTCCAGCTGACCCGGCACCACTGCCGGCCTTCACGGTCCATGACGATGCGGGCCGTGCGTGTGGACGGCAGGATGCACGGCGTCTTGCCTTCCATCTTGCGGCCGGCGAAGACGGACATCGGTGGCTCGCCGTTGACCACCACGTTCTCGTGCTTGGCTACCACGGGGAACTCGTAGCCGCACACGGGGCATTGCCGCTGGTTGGCGCTGCATTCGTGCTCGCACACGGGGCAGTGCTTCTTGACAGCCTCGCCGGCGCCCTTTTCCTTCGGCTTCGGGATGATCGGATTATCGATCGGGCCGCAGCGCTCCGTGTTGCCCATGAAGTCCAGCACCAGACCGTCAACCTTGTCCGGGTGCACGCGGGTCAGGCGACCCAGCATCTGAACCCACAGGGCCGAGGCCAGTGTGGGGCGGAAGCACACCAGGACGTCGATGTCCGGCACGTCAAAGCCCGTGGTCAGGGCTGAGACGCTGACCATCCAGCGGAAGGCGTTCTTGTTCCGGAAGGCGTCGATGAGACCCTTCCGCTCGCCCTTGGGCGTCTTGCCCGTGATGATCTCGGCTGTCTCGCCCATACCCCGCAGCATGCCCACGATCATCTCGGCCGTGTGGACGGTCGGGGTGAAGACAATGCCCTTGCGGCGCCCCATGGATGCCTGCAGCATCTCCGGGATCAGGGATGGGAGCAGCGGCTCGATCTTGTGGGCGAACGACTCCTCGCTGTAGTCCCCGTTCGAGGCGATGGTGACGCCGCCCATGCTGACCACGGAGGTCGGGCCCGGCACGAGTTGGGACAGGTAGCCGTCGGACAGCAGGCGGGCAAAGGCCTCCGGCGTGCCGGCCGAGTAGATCTCATCCTCAAACACGCCGCAGCCGATCAGCGGGCCGTCCATCCGCCACGGCGTGGCGGACAGGCCGATCAGCTGGCACTCCGGGTTCACCTTCCGGATGCCGGCCAGCAGCTTGCCGTACATCGTGTCGGGCTTCTCGGATACCAGGTGGCACTCGTCGATGATCACCAGGTCGAACCTGCCCATATCCTCGGCGTGACGGAAAGCCGTGCCAACGGAGCAGACCACAACACGGGCATCCCAGTCCTTCTTCCCGACCGAGGCGGACACGATGCCGACGTGTTCTGACACTTCCCGGGCGATGGCTTGACCGTTCTGGCGCACCAGGTCGCCGTTATGGATGGCATTCAGGACGCGGCCGCCCTGCTGCAGGACGTGGGCAGCGATCCGGGCGATGACGATAGACTTGCCCGCCCCGGTGGGCAAGTTGATGATCCCCGCCCTTCCTGTGTAGGCAGTGGCTGCGTCCACGGCCGCCTGTTGGTACCAGCGTAGTTCCATACCTCAGGGCTCCTTACTTGATCGGAGCGTAATTGTCACACAGTTCCGCGCCCCCGCCAATACCACACGTCACCACGCCGTTGCCGCCGAACGACGCATTCACACAGGTACGGCATGAGGCGATGGTCGAGGCGTCGCCATGACAGAAGGCCTTGTGGTCGCAGAACTTGCAGCGGAAGTCCGTATCAACAAGCTTCGACGGGATCAGGCCATGGGTGATGTCCGTGGCCAGGTTCAGGAACTCCGTGGGCTCGCCGTCGTAGTCCACAAGGTAGACCTGGATGGCGTCCGTGTCCTTGCATGAGGCCAGGTACATGGCCCTCCGCAGACCGAGGCCGTGCATGCCACACTGCATCTGCGCCAGGTGTTCGGGCTTGATCTGGCCGCCCTTCTCCAGTTTGTCCCAGGCATTCCGGTTCATCGTCTTGAACTCGAGCACGGCAAGGCTGCCGTCCTGCAGGCGGATGACACCATCCACGGACCCCTGCAGGTCGCCGGTCTTGTATGAGATCTGGCCACCGTCCTTGCTGATGAGCTTCAGCGGGAAGCCAGCCACCTGCAGGCAGGCCGCCAGCCGGGCCTCCTCCATGTGCCCTCGGTTGAAGAGTCGGACCATCCGACCGTCCACGGCCGCATCAGGCGAGACCTTCCGATAGGAGAGAGCCACAGCCCGTGGGCACTCCTTGCCGATCACGGAAGCCCCGAGGTGTGACCGCTCCTTGTTGGACCCCTCCTTCCAGTCCGTGCAGCGCTCCAGCCAGGCAGCCTGTGCCCGGCGCCAGGCGGCAGGGTCAGCGGACACAGCGGCATCGATCCGCTTCTCGATGTCCTTGCAGCGGACGGGCAGGGGCTTTAGGAAATCTTCGAACATGTCAGTCGCCTTGAAATGAGAAGCCCCGACCAAGCCGGGGCAGGTGTATCAAGCCTTCTTCAGGAACTCGGCCACGTGAATCAGGGCGGCCGCCTTCGTGTACCAGTAGTCCACGCCTACCGTTGCCTTGTGGCGGAGGACCGACGGATAGCTGCCCTCCGGAGTCTCGTAGACAGCGAAGTAGCCGTCCGCCGTCCTGCCTTCCGCGATCAGCCGGGACCGGGACCGAATCTTGGCCGCCTCGAGGGCGGCCAGGGTGTCATCGCTGAACATCTGGCCGATCCCCTATCAGAACGGGATGTCGTCGTCATCCAGGTCGTCCGCAGCAGGTTGCGGTTGCTGCTGCGGCGCGGGCTTGGCTTCGGGTTTCACTGCAGGCGCAGGGCGGCTTGTATTGGCGGCCTGCTGTGCACCGGAGGCCGCACCAATCGGGCGGAAGGTCGGACGCTCGACGCCGTCACCGCCTTCTTCGATCTTGACCCAGACTTTCACACGGAGTCCGATCAGGGCTGACGGGTTGGCGGCCTTGGCGGCGGCGTACGCCAGAACCAGGGCCAGGTCTCGCTGAGCGATCTTGGCAGCCTTGCTGACACCCTTGCCGTGGCCGACCAGCAGGTCCCAGAAGCCGGATTCGCCGCTGTCAGCCTGCACGCGAAGGGTCAGTTTAGGGTCGCCGGCGCGAGTCTGCTTCATCTCGGCAGACTTGATCGTCAGATCGTACTCGCCGGGCTCCTCGAAGTTCTTGAACCCGCCGCCACGCAACTCATTCTCGGCAGCGGATTGGTTTTGAAATTCGGTGCTGTTGACAACGGACCAGAAATCGAACGTCATGGTAATACTCCTTGATGTTTGGGGTGTCAGCCTGATGTGATTGGCTACTGGCCCCGGGTTGATACTGAGTATTCTGAACCTGTACTGCTTTGGTGTCAAGCGCCGTTCGTCGGTTCAGCGAACGGCCTTCAGGATTGCGTGGGTGAACTCCTTGGCATCGTTCAGACCGCCAAACTCACCCATTCCGAAGATGATCGCGACAACGATGATTGCTACCGCCAGGATACCGCCGGAGCCTTGATTCATGATTGCAACTCCTTGATTCGCTTGGGGTTTTGTGGCCGCAACCATCGCTGCCATGGTTGAAACTATACGCCGGTTACTCCTGGGCGTCAAGACCGTTCGTCGGCAGGTTGAACGGCAGATTAGTGGTCAGCGAGTATTGCTTGAACATGAAGCCGCAGTAGCCTTTCTCCAGGCACTGACGGGGCGTACCCTCCGTGCCGGATGTGCCGTTGACAAGTGCCCAGTAGCCGTAGGCCTGGCCGGTGCACATCGCTTTGGCATCGGCGGCCTTCCAGTCGGCGTAGGAGCGGAAGGATTCGACCGTCTCGGTGTGACAGCGCTCGGCGTCCTTCTTGATCCAGGTGTCCACACCTTCGCCCATCTCAGCGGCCAACTCGGCTTTCAGGGCTTCGCCAACCATCTGGTACTCAACGATGGCGCGAGCCACGCCCATGTTCAGGTACTTCAGGTCACGATCCAAGACCGGTTCTTCTTCGGCCTTCGGCGCCGTGAAGGGCAGTGGCTCAGTGTCGGCCACGGGGTCATTGAAACTGTGCTGGGCGGCCGGGTCGATCTTCGGAGCTTCGGGTTCCGGCAGAGGCTCGGGCTTCGCTTCCGGGGCTTGTTCGGCCACGGCGGGCAGTGTGGTCGGAGCCAGTTCCGTGGAAGCGGGCTGCCGCACTTCCGGGGTGACTTGCGTGGCAACCTGGACCGGGGCTTGCGATTCGCTGGCGGAGCCACAGGCGGCCAGGATGGAGGTCAGGGCGATGGCGAGGATGGTGCGTTTCATGATCTTGGTTCCTTGGGGTTGTTGGCTGTCGTTCAGCCCATGGACAGAACTATACGCCCGCCCACGGGCCGCGTCAACTGCCGTTCATCACTCCGACGGGCGGTTGATGCGCTCAACGATCTTCTGGATGTTGGCCGGGCACAGTTCGGGCAGCTTGCCAGACCGATCCTTGGCCGTGAACGTGCCGTCCGGGACGAAACGGAGGGTGCGGCGGTGCGAAACCGTGCCATCCTCCTTCTGAACCGTGTCAACCACAAGGCGCCCCACCAGGTCGAGCAGGTACGGCAGCTTGTCGCTGAACTTCTGCCCCGGTACCAGTGGTGCGTAAGACTTGCGACCAGCGTCATCGGTCACAGTGGTCTGCTTGGCAATCCAGATGACGGAGCACGGCAGCTCACGGAGCTGGCGAATCAGGCGTGTGACCGCCGATTCCATCTCCGGGTAGACCTTCCGGGGGTCCGGAGTCTTCTGCATCAGGTCGGCCAGGACGATTTCTGCGATCTCCGAGAGCGAGTCGAAGATGATCGTTCCGTACTCGGCAGCGTGCTGGGTGGCGTACTTGACCGCCTCGCGGGCCGTCTTGATGTCCGTGACCTCAATGTATGGAATGTCAGCACCTTGCAGGGACATCAGGCCGCCTTCAGCACTGATGACCAGCGGGCGGTCACACGTCAGGGCCAGCCGGGTCTTGCCGGCGCCGGATTCGCCGTAGATCAGGGCGTTGATCTTGCCGGAGTCGTGCAGGGTGTTGGTGTTCTTGATCATGGTCATTTCCCGTAGAACTTGATTGCGGTCGGAGCCGGCTTGGTGGTGATGAACTGCTTCTGGGCTTCCGTCGGTTCGTACTTGGCCGGAACGCTGTAGGTCGCCGACAGCCCGTCCAGAAGCCCGGGGAACTCAATTGCTGCCTCACGCAGGGCCTTGTTGTCAAGCGTCACCCGCGTTACAGCCTTCACGGTGACCCGCTGGCCGTCGATCTCATCATCGAACTGATCAGCGTGCTGGCCCAGCCAGGCGCGAATCCTGTCGGCCTTGACCTGGAGCTCCTCGATCTCGGCCAGCAGGTCGCGGTAGGCCCGGATACCCCGGGTGATGGTCGCCTTGTTGCTCATTTGGCACCTCCAACCGAGGCATTCAGGACGGCCAGACCGTGGATATAGGCCAGGCAGGCCTGCTGCTCGATGGTGTCGGTCTCCAGGTAGTAGTACCACTCATTGTTAGCACGTTGGAGGCGGTAATTCCCGCGATAGCGCTCGATGGGCGTGGACGGCGGGCGTTTCTCCAGCTCCTCATCCTCGAACGGTATGACGTGCCCGGTGGTGTTGACGATCCGGCCGTCCTTCATGCCGCACACGGGGCTCAGGGAGCGGAAGACCTCGAGGTCGTCCTCGGTCTCCATGGCGCCTTCCAGGCTCAGGATGCCGATCTTGCCGGCGATGCTGGGTGCCGAGGCGACAATGTAGGCTTGTGAGCCAAGGCGGCGAAGGGAATGAGCCGTCTCGTAGGCGTGCGGCAGCAGGATGAGGGTTTCGGCTTTGCGGGAGCGGGCAACCTGGATCAGGTCGGCGGGGCTTGCGATGATCTTGGCCATGATCGACTCCTGTGTTGTGATGGCTTGTGGTTGAATCAGTGTCGTCAGTATGGGGCAGGGCCGCTTGTCTGTCAAGCCCTGACCGACGGGCGGTCACAGTGGTAGCGGGATGTTGCGAGCCAGGAGCTGGCGCTCAGTTCTGAACTCCATCGGAGCGGCAACGGGCATCGGGTCCACTTGGTAGGTGACGCCGTCGAACGCGATCAGGATCGGCTTGTGGTTGCCGCCTTCCTGCTTCAGCGTGTAGTAGATCGCCCGGACAGTATCGCGAGGCACGCCGCGGAACGGGCTCAGGTCGTAAGCGGCTCCGCAGTGGCTGATCCAGGTGCGACCGAAGGAACGCTTGATGTTGGCCTCAGACCGCCAGTCGGCCAGTGTGCCAGAGACCTCAGCCCGGGCTGCCATTGGCAGTTGATCGTAGGATTCGACGCGATTCCAGATTTTCATGACTTGAACTCCTTGATGACTTTGTTGACCTGCTGAATGCTTCCGTCGGTGGCTTCCAGGGCTTGCTTGATCTTCACGGCCACCTGAGCGTCCGTGCAGGACAGGATGCGGGTTTGGCTGCCGATCGTGACCTTCAGGTCAGAGGCTGATGCGTAGCTGATTTTCATTCGCTTACTCCTGATCGTCGTTATCGACACTGGTAGCCAGGATCAGTGCGATGGCCAGCAGTCCCGCGTAGCTGATGAGGAGGATGGCGGAGAGGATGGCGCTCATGGTTTATGTTCCTTTGAGAGAGAGGGAGGTGGCCGGCATTCATCGGCTGCCGGCCTGGGCCGCTGACAGGTATCAGCGCTGTCGATGGAGAGCATTCTCCTGCAGTTCCGCCAGGAAGTCAACCATTGGTTGCTCCCACACGCTGCTCGGATCGGTCTTGTCGGTCCAGCGGTTGACCACAACCGACTGACGGTCGGCCTTGTAGATCAAGACGGGCTCATGCGGCCCGGCCGCCTGTGCCAGGGCCTGTGCTCGCCACTTGGCCAGCAGGGCCGGCTGGACCTTGCTGTACCGCTTGCACTCGATGGCGTAGCCCTCCACGGCTGGGCCCTCCAGGTCTCCCGGGAGGCCTCCTTTGCGGTACTGCTCGATCAGCCGCTTGCACTCCAGGCCCGTAGCCGCCTTGATCTCGTTGGCAATCTGCCGCTCGAAAGCGGCGCCCTTGTTGCGGCCGTTGACGGCCTTCTTCTTCGGTTCATTCGTTTCCATCACGCGCTCCTTAGACGCTGTACAGACTGGGGTTGTAGGGGGTCATCAGCAGGTAGGCGAGGCCGCCGCCTTGCTTGCCGATCTTGATCTTTCGGATCACGCCAAAGTCCCGCTCCATCACGGCCAGAACCCGGCTGATCATCAGGCGGTCATCCTGGCCGGCCTTCTTGATGATGCGGCTTAGCTTCGGGTTGCGGGCCACGATGGCCTGCACCAGCGAGGCCGGCAGCATGTTCTCGATCGGCAGGTCCTGTGGTTGCAGGCCGTGCAGGAGCTCGCTTCGCGGATTCGTCACCACCTCGGCCATGCAGCGATGCAGGGTCTCACTGATAATCGTGCTAGTGGACTTGTCGGCCTCGGCGATGTCCTGTTGCATCAGCTCCAGGTGCTTGGCCACGAACCGGATAGCCCAGGCGGCGATGTCCTCGGTGATCTGTGGTGCCATCGTGTTGTTGATGATCGCCACGGCCGTGGCCAGGCGCTCCACACGGGCGTGCACGCGGGCTGCTGCATCGGACAGGGTTTGCTTGCCAGACCGGCGCCATGCGGCTGCCTGACGGGCACGCTTGGTGGCATGCTCACGCATCACCCGCTCGGCCTCTCGGGTCATCTGGACACGCTGGTAAGCCGGGCTCTCGCTACCGGCCACACGGTCCTGCAGATTGGCGATGCGGCGAATCGTGCTCAGCGTGGTTTCGGTCAGGGCACCGCCGGTGCCGCGGATAATCTGCATCCCCTCATACCAGTTGACCACGGTCAGGCGAGACAGCAGGCCCGAGCCGGATGCATCCGAGGACAGCAGATGCTCCAGGTATGCTGGCTGCGTGTCGGCGACCATCGACAGGTAGTAGTGACGCGGAATCTGAGCACCGGTCTGCGTCAGCGTCAGCTCGGCGGGCGAAGCCGGGGCGCGGTCGAACATCTGGATGACCTGCCGCAGACCGACGGAGCCCACCTGGTCACTGGCCAGACGAGCCAGGTCCGTACCGATCTCAGACCAGTGGATCACGCCGGCAGGGATCTGGGACCGCAGCTTGGCCACAGCCGCCCGGCCGCCGACCACGGAAGCCGCCACGGCGCACGCCGGGTTGGCGTCCGAGAATAGGCCTGTGATCACACTGGCGATGTTCTTGCCGGAGCCCGGAGGGGCGCACAACACAACGTGATTGGTGATGCCGAACGAATCGCCGGACGGGCTGCTGAAGTTGCGAGCCGTCAGACCTGACACAGCGGCCAGCAGGGCGCCAGTAGCAAAGTCCACGGGCACCTCACCGCGGACGCTGTTGGCCAGGTCTGATACCATCTGGCCGGCCAACCCCGGTGGCAGGCCGGCATTGCCGACGGCTTCGGTCTCAACCACGGCAATGGTTTCCTCAACGGCCGGGACTTCTTCGGGCTCATCACTCAACACGTCCAGCTCGCCAGATTCAACCATCTCGGCGGCGCGGGCAAACATCCGATCCCAGTCAAAGGTCGCGGGCTCGCCGGCAGTCTCTTCGGCTTCCGCCTCAGTTTCGGCCTCGGTCAACTCCTCAATGACGCCATCATCATCGACCGTGTAGCGGGTCGGTGCGGGCGGCTCCGGTTCCGGCTCAGGTTCCGGCTTCGGCATACGAGCCTCGGCCAGCTGCTTGGTCAGCTCGGCGACCTGGGCCGTAAGGGCCGTCACCTGCTCCAGCAGGCGCTGAATCATCGCGTCACGGGGGTCAACCTTGGTCATCTCTACTTCGACTTCCTGGGCCTTGTCTGCGGCCTTGGTGGCCGGGGTGTCGGAGTATGCCACACCGACAAGGCTTTGCGCCATATCCGTCCATTCCGCCCCGATCTCGCGGCGCTTCCGCAGGCTGTTGATCGTCCGCTCAACGTAGTTCGTCTGGGCCTTGTCGCGCTGACCCAGGCCAGACTTGCGGAACGTTGTAGCCACCACAGCATCGTCGTCGGTGGCCCAGCATAGTGCCTCGATCAAGGCCATGTCCGCCTCGGACTGCGACGGATAGCCCATAGACTGCCAGTCACCAGTCCACAGGCGGCGTACCCTGTCCTGCTTCCACACGCGCTTCAAGGCATCCCGGCAGGCGTCGTCGGAGGCTGCGCCCTGCATCGTGGCTGCCACTGGCTTCACCGCGTTCTTCAGGCCACCCAGGCGGGCAACCAGACGGTCGATCTTGGCTTGTCGGGGCTCTACCACGTCCCAACCGTTGATCACGTTGCCGGTGACGATGATGAACCGCTCCTGGCCGTAGACCTCGATGTCCTGCTTCGCGTCGCGGACGCCGCCGGCCAGGTCAGCCTGTACGAAGATGTGCGTGCCGCGGCCGCTGCTACTGATCTCGGCATAGGAGTCCAGCCACTCAACCATAGCCATCTGATCGCCGGCGTAGTCCTCATCCATGTCGACCACGGTCACCCCGCAGCCGGGCGTGAGCAGGGCGCCGACGCGTGCGGACGGGCCAAGGGACTTGGCGCGCTTCCAGGCTTCAGCAGCCGTCATCCACCCCCGTGTGTCGGTTACGGACAGCGGCATCCAGCCGCCAGAGGCTGGGGAGATGCCCCATGGGCGCTTGTCGCCATTCGCTGGATTGCGAGCGACACCCCAGTGCTTTATCAGCCGTGAAAGTTTCATGTAAAACTCCAGAAGGAATCCATGCGCGCATGATACATGGATGCTGACGCGCCGACAAGCTCCGTTCATCGGAGCGAGAAAGCAGGAACCCCGGGCCGCAGCGCTTTGCACGTCACCTCGGCCATTGGCGTGGCCTCGGGCTCTGTGTGCCGCTCATTCTGTCCCGGGGTATTACGGACGCAACCTGCCTCCGTTAGGCTTCCACAGGTGTCCGGCCGGAACCACCTGTAGCAGCCAATAGCCGCGCCAACGGCTACTGTCCGGAAAGCTCCGTGTGTAGTGCTGCCCCAGCACACGGCCCGGTTTCGGTCTTTTGAGATCGTCGATTGTAACGGAACCCGGGGGCACTCCGTTCCGGCTGATACGCGCCGGCAGCTAGCTCGCTGCATCACCCTCAGCTGTCCCGGGTCAGCCAGACGGCTGCCGGAGCTGCAGACACAGTGCCTGCCTATTTCCTACGTACTGCATCGGCGGATTTAGAGCCCCAGCCTTACCACTGGGGAGTTGTTCCTACCGCCACGTTCTGTGCTCGTTTGGTACTGCATTGCCGGAGTTAGGAGGCCTCGCGCTCTACCCTGAGACTCGCATCGCCTTGTACCCGACCGGCCGTCTTTACCTTTACCGTTTCAGCCCCGAGATTCCGTTTCTACCATCACCGCCTGGCTCGCAGGCGTCTAAGCAGTTGCATTCAGGGGCTTCGCATTCATCGCCAGCTACGCCGCCCGGCGGGCTGCCTCGCTGTCGATGGAGTGAACTATACGCGCCTGGCGCGGCACTGTCAATACCTTGCGAGCACACGCCGCTCATCCGCCGACACACGGGCGCGTCACACACACGGCCCCGAGGCAATCACAGGGCAGTCACGCGCCGCCGTCAGGGTCACGTGGGCGCGATCCGTGACAGCTTGCGGACAGCTTCCCATTCGCATTTGACAGTTTTTGACAACGCCCTCTATATGGAGACTGTATTAAAAAAGGGTACTTCCCAAACATTAGACCCCATGTTAAATGTAACGACACACTTTTTAAATCGTTCGGAATCAATGACTTAGACGAAAATCCTGTTACAATTTAAGTTGTAACAAATCGTAAGCATACACTTTGTTACAACTTAAGAATGGTTCGCAATTGGATGCGATGCTGTACGCACATCCAGTAGTCCGCCATCGCCGGCCGCCGGCCGCCAGCAGGGCTGTGTGTGGCGGGATGGTAGAATCGTGACCGGTACCGAACCCCTGCAATCCGATGAAACCGCCCCATCTGCCGCCCATCAATGAGACGGCCCTACGTGAGCACCCGTGGCCCGACATCTTCCAGTCCGTGACCCTGGATGAGTTTGTGGCCAGCTACCTGATCGACTACAACGGCCGAAAGGCGTTGCGTCGCCTGGGCGTGTGGAAGGGGCGTGAGGCCCAGGTGGCCGAGATTCTGCTGGAGCGCGATGACGTTCAGAATGAGTTGTCGCTTCGGCAGCTGGAAGTCACCGAGGCCAACATGGCCGCCATCCGTGCGCGGGCCATGCAGGGGCTGTACCAGCTGGCGCTGGGGGCTGAGTCCGAGTCTGTCCGCCTGCAGGCCCTGGGGCGCCTGCTGGACGTGACGGGCGGCGCGACCACGAAGACTGAGCAGGTGGACCTGTCCAACACGGATAGCAACCAGATCAAGGAGGCCCTCGCCGCCATCGGCCGGGCACCCGTCCTGTGAAGGCCGACGTTCTGGTCACCCAGCTGCTGCGGGAGTATGCCACCCGCTCGCTTCGGAACTTCGTGGGTGTGTTCTGGCCTGTGCTCGAGAATGACCGCCAGATCGCTTGGGGCTGGGCGCTGGACGCCATGTGCGAGCACCTGGAGGCCGTGTCTCGCGGCGAGATCACGCGCCTTGTGATCAACGTCCCGCCGGGCAGCATGAAGTCGCTTCTCGTGTCCGTCATGTGGCCGGCCTGGGAGTGGGCCTGCGGTCGCCCGAACCTGAAGTTCATCGGGGTAGCCCACAACACACAGCTCAGCGCCCGCGACGCCCGCAAGATGCGACGATTGGTGCAGTCGGCCGAGTACCGCCAGCTTTTCCCTCACGTGGAGCTGACGAAGGACCAGAACAGCAAGATCAACTTCGAGACGACGGCCTACGGACAGCGCGTGTGCATGGCCTTCAGGAACATGACCGGGGAGCGTGGTGATCGCGTGATCATCGACGACCCAATGACCGTGGAGGATGCGTTCAGTCGGGCAGCTATCGAGGAGGCTGGCCGGATCTTCAATGAGACCGTCCCGTCCCGGGTGAATGACCGGAAGTCCGCCATCGTGATGATCATGCAACGGATTCACGAGTCGGACCCGGCGGCCATCGCCCTGTCTGATCCGGCCTACGAGAAACTGATCATCCCGATGCGCTGGGACAGCAAGTTCGTCAACAACACCCAGCGCTTCACCGACCCGCGGGCCGGCGGACCGGATGGGGCCCTGTTCTTCCCCGAGCGGTTTGACGCTTCCGCAGTGGAAGCCCTGGAGCGACGGCTTGGCCCCTACGGCTCAGCCAGCCAGCTGCAGCAGCAGCCGGCGCCCCGGTCGGGTGGCTACCTGGATCCGACGAACATCGTCGTCGTGCCGGATGGCTCGATCCTGCCGCAACTGCGACTGTGCCGGGGCTGGGACCTTGCGGCCACAGAGGGGGCAGGCGACTACACCGTGGGGGCCCTGGTTGGCATCCACGACGACACCGGCCGGGTGTACCTGCTGGATGTTGTGCGCGGTCAGTGGGGGGCAGCCAAGGTGGACGCGACCATCAAGCGGGTGGCGGCTCTGGACGGCCCGCTTGTGGAGCAGTCCCTGCCGATCGACCCGGGGGCCGCTGGCAAGCGGGCGGCCGATCAGTACTCCATCGCGCTCACGGGGTATGCCGTGCACACCTCCCGGGAGACTGGCGACAAGATGACCCGGGCCCGCCCTCTGTCCAGCATCGTGCAGGACGGCCGCTTCCACGTCGTGTGCTCGCCCGACATGGCCCGGCCAGTGCTGGACGAGTTTGCTGCGGCGCCCGTCGGCAAGCACGATGATACAATTGACGCCATCTCGCGCGCCCTCAACCGCCTGACGGAGACGGCCGCATTCCAACTGACGGGGCTGCTGTGACCGACACGAAAGCAACCATCACCCAAGACGGTGCCTATGAGGACGTCTTCACGAAGACTGGCCTTCTTCCGCTTGGCTGGGCTGACCGCAAGGAGCGCCTGAATCGCATCTGGGGCATCCTGCCCTGGGCGGCTGTCGGCGGCTGGCGTACCGACCACAAGCTGCAGCCCAAGATTGCCAAGGCTGCCGCCCGTGCCATGGCGCGCGCCGAGCGCCTCGGCGAGTCGATCCTGCTGGAATCCGGCCGCGTACTGGACCGTTCGACCTGCTCCATCATCCGGTCGGCCACAGTTGGTGAGAATAAGGGTGACCCGGTTGAGATCGCCGTGGACGGCAACATCTACGCACAGGGTCAGTTTCTTGTCTTGAAAGGGGTGATGGACCGCGCCGGCATCTGCGCCGCAGTCGAGCGGTACCTGAAGGCTGTGGATATGGCTGTGGCCGGCCTGGAGCGGTCGCAGCAGCCCGTCCACAAGATCCCCGATCTGTCGCGCTACCTGCAGACGCCCAACGGCCGTCAGCTTGTCGAGCAGCGCATCGCCCTTGTGGATGCCGCCCGCGGTGTCCGCAACACGGTCGTGATTGATGGAGCCGAGGACTACACGATCCAGACGGCCCAAATGTCGGCTGCTCAGTCGACCATCGAGGCGGCTCGAGAGACCGTGTGCGCTGCCTCCGGTATCCCGGCAAGAATCCTGTTCGGAGACGCTACGTCTGGCGGCCTGAGCGCCAACAGCGGCGAGAGCCACAACTGGCGCGCTCAGGTGCGGCAGTACCAGGAGACCCAAGCTGCTGCGGTCCTCGAATTCCTGTCCGGCGAGCCCGCCGAGTTCGAGGACCTGAGCCGTGAGAGCCAGCACGAACGGGCGCAGCGTCTGGAGCGGATTGCCTCCGCCCTGGATCGCCTGCTGTCACACGGCGTGCTGGACAACGAACAGGCTCGCAACCTGCTGAACGCGGAGGGGTTCGATGTCTCGGCGTGAACAGGGCAAGAAGTACACCGAGTGGCCGAGCGCCGTCGACTACACCAGGGCCCTTAAGAAGACGGTCACAGCGGTGTGGCCGTTCATCGACCTGGAAGAGGTGGGCAACGTCCGCGGGAAGCTGGAGTGGTTCCACATCTACCTGAGCCGCTTCAACGACCGTCAGTTCCGGATGCTGGTCAAGTCCCGCACAGGTGTTGATCTGCCGCCCTCGATGGACTTCAAGGGGCTGGACGGCAATCAGCGCGTGCGTGTCGAGCGATGGCTGCAGGCCGAGCGTGACCGCTGGATTGCCGAGCAGGTCCGCCTTATCGGCTCGCTGACGGACCGCCACGCCGAGCGGGCCACCCAGATTCTGACCCAGTACGCCGGCCAGCCCGAGGCTATCAAGGAAGGGCTGATCCGTGTGCTTGGCATGGCCCACAACCGCGCCGAGCTGATCGCCGAGGATCAGTTCAACAAGGGCACGGAGGTACTGAACCGCGCCAGGTACCAGGCCATGGGCTCCATCACCTACCGCTGGGTTACTGAGCACGATAGTCGCGTGCGCCCGACACACCGTGCCCGTGACGGGCAGGTGTTCTCGTATAATGGAGCGACGAACCCCGGCTGGGAGATCCGGTGCCGCTGTCACGCGGAGCCGATCTTCCCCCGGAACCTAAATCCCGTGGAGGTTGAATGAAGATCGGCAAGACGCCGGAGGGCTACATCATCGACACGCCGGTGATTGCCCGTACCGGCATCCAGTGGTACCGCCGAGACGGCAAGGATGTGGCGGAGTACCGCCCCGCATCCGAGGTGTTCGCCCCTCAGTCGCTGGCATCGTTCGTGGGTCGCCCGCTGACCATCGATCACCCGTCGTTCATGGTCCGGTCCGATAACGTGCGCAACGTCGTGGTTGGCGCCATCCTGGGTGAGCCGTGGCGTGATGGCGAAAACCTCCGGGCCCGCGTGGTCGTCCATGACAAGCGGGCGGTGGAGCTGATCGAACGTGGCTTGAAAGCTGAGCTCTCGGTGGGGTATACTGTCGAAACTGAACAGGTTGCAGGCATCACCCCGGAAGGCGCTCACTACGACGCCATCCAGCGCAACATCCGCTGCAACCATCTGTCAATCGTTACCCGTGGCCGGGCCGGTAACGCCCGGTTTTCCAAGGAGTTCCCCAGAATGGATGAACAGAAAAAGCCCGTCGAAGCCCCGACGGTCGATCAGCTGCAGGCGCGATGCGACGCGCTGCAAGCCGAGGTTGAGCGTCTGCAGGCCGAACCCAAGGCCGTCGAACTGTCCGGCGAGAAGCTGGCCGCCCTGCGCGCCGAGATTGAAGCCACTGTGCGTGCCGACGTGGCCGAGGAGTACGCTGCCGCCGATGTGGCCAAGCAGTTTGGCGTGAAGCCTGAAGCTTCCGCTATCGCCACGATGAAAGCCGTGCTGGCACACGCTCAGCCTAGTGTTAAACTGGACGGCAAGTCGGACGAGTACATCCGTGCCGCATTTGACGTTGTCCGCACCGTGCGCGCCGAGCCGGCCAAAGTCGAGCAGAAGCCCGTGCAAACCGCGACCACCGCATTCTCTTTCCTGAAGGTCTGAACGATGTACAACATTCCCAAATCCAGCCCGGGCATGATCCAGCACGGATACTCGCCCACTGCCATCGAGACGTTCCCCGCCGGCGCTGAGATCCCGTTCGGCGCTGCCGTGATGCTGGACACCAACGGCACCGTGGTTGAAGCCACCAATGGCAACGTCATCGGCTTCGCCATCGCCAGTCACGTGTGTGTCGGCCAAGGCAAGTACCTGAAAGGCCAGCCGGTCGGCGTGCTGACGCAAGGCACGATCACGGTCAAGGCCTCCGGCAAGGTCGACGCCAACGCCCGCCTGAACTACCACGGTTCTCAGAAAGCCGTGATGGCTAAAGTCACTGGCGGCAATGAGCCGGCATTCCTGAACCTGGTGGCCAAGACCGCGACCGCCGCCGGCGGCGTGGTTGACGTGCAGGTTCTGACCGTCAAGTGATGCCCGCGGGGCGCTATAATGCGCCCCATCACCTTCTTCCTCTTGCGAGAACGCAATGTCCGAACTGATCAAATCCCTGCTGAACCTGGATGACGCCGGCAGCGCCCTGGTGTCCAGCAAGCTGCAGGCTGTCTACGGTGGCTTGCTGCAGCAACTGGCCGTCCAGCCTGAAGCCGTCCGCCTGTTCCCCGTGCTGGGTGAAGGCATGGGCGCACACACGTCGGTCGAGTCGAGCGAGTACGACTCCTACGGTCGCGCCCAGATCGTGCACAACAAGGCGACGGACATCCCGGCCGCCGATATTGGCAAGATCAACCGCAACGCCAACCTGTTCCAGATCGCCAACCACATCTGCTTCAGCACGATGGAGCTGGAAGTGGCTGCCCGCACCGGTTCGCCGCTGGATCAGGGCAAGCACCAGGCCGCGATGATCGCTCAGGCTGCTGAGATCGACCGGATCTTCTGGCAGGGTGACGCATCCTACGGTATCACCGGCTTCAATAGCTTCAACTTCGCCCAGACCGAAGTGAAGAACGACGGCACCGGCAACAGCAAGCTGTGGGAAGCCAAAGGCGCTGCCGAAATCGCTCGCGACATGCGCGCTGTGGTTCGCTCGATCTCCACGCGCACTGACGGCCTTGTCCGTGCCGACACGCTGTACCTGTCGCCGGAAGCCCTGGAAATCGCTGCCACGAAGAACATCAACGGCACGACCGCACTGGAACTCTTCCAGAAGACGATGCCCGGCGTGACCGTGACCGAGTCCGTGGCGATGAAGACCCTGGGTGGCAAGGACATCCTGGCCCTGTACAAGTCGGCTGCTGTTGGCGGTATCTGGCTGCCGATGTTCGGCTACCGCCACCCTGAGCAGCGCGAAGGTCTGGGCATTAAGACGATCTTCGAGAGCCGTACTGCCGGCCTGGTGGTTGGCAACTCCAAGGCCATCGTGACGGCCACTGGCATCGTGTAAACTACACAGTGACCCCGAAAGCCCCCGCTTCGGCGGGGTTTTCTTTTTGGAGAACCAGAATGCCCAAGCTGTATCGCAACACCCACGATTTCGCCATCGTCATCGGCTCCTTCTACGTCCGCCCCGGCGATACGATCGAGCTGGTCGGCTACAACGGCTCGATGCTGGAGCCTGTTGCTGCCGAAGAATCGGTCACGGAGCCTGCCCTTGCGGAAGCTGAAGAACCCGTGGCTGAAGAGAAGCCGAAGCGCGCCCGCAAGGCTGCCGCTGAGCCGGAGGCTGAGTGATGACCGAACAGGAAGTGCTTGACCAGATCGCCGGACTTGGCGAGCAGACGGCCGGCATGACGCTGTTCGTCAAGCTGGCGATGATGTGGGGTAAGCTGGCGAAGCTGCCGCCTGAGAAGGTGGCGTTTGCTGCGGCGCTGTACGCCCTGCATCTGAAGGCGACACGGTCACAGTCGGCCCAGGTGCTGACGGAGCGTGAGGGCGACCTGTCCCGGACCTACGCCAACACACAGGGGTCGGACCCGCTGGGCTGGAGCTTCTGGGGGCGGATGCTGAAGGACCTGCTGGAGGCCGAAGGGCAGACCACGGAGTACCACACCCCGGGGTTCCTTGTGAGCCCGTACCAAGAGGACGCCGACTGTGGCTGTAATCGATAAGCGCGCCACCTGGGACAAGATCAAGGCGTCCATCCTCCGGATGCCTACGGTTGATGTCGGTGTGCTCGATCCCAACGTGGCCATCTACGCCGCCGTGCACGAGTACGGTAGCAGTGACGGCCACACGCCGGCCCGCCGGTGGCTGACCAAGGGTATCGAGGATAACGGGATGGCGGTGCAGGCTGCGATGGCGGCCACAGCAACCGCGATCCTGGATCAGCGCGTCACCAAGGCCAAGGCCGTTGACAACCTCGGGGCGGACGTAGCAGACATCGTGCGGGCACACGTCAACTCTGCCAACTTCCCGCCGCCGCTGAAGACCGAAACGATACGCCGCAAGGGCCACGCCAAGGCGATGGTTGATAGCGGCAAGATGATGCAATCCATCACTCACAGGGTGAATCAGAAATGAGCCAATTCCGCAAGCCGGTCATGTTCTCGTGGAATCAGCCTGGTCGCTACGAGCGCGGCCAGTGGGCCCCCGGTGCTCGTGTGGAGCGCGAGATTGAGGCCTCGGTGCAGCCGATGTCCATGCAGGACATCATGGATATGCCCGAGGGCGAGCGGCACGGCCAGATGGTCAAGGTCTACTTCGACGATGACGCCGTGCCGATTCACCAATTCTCACAGGACCGCATCGAGCTGACCCACGGAGGCTTCCAGTGGGTCGTGATCAGCGACGAGTGGCATTCCAGCGACGTGATTAACCATCGGAAGGTTGTGGCCCGCCGCGTCGTGACGGAGACCCACGAATGACCCGTGACGAGCTGTACGACTACCTGAAGGCGGCCGGCGCCCCGGAGGTTGTGTGGGCCTACCAGAACGCGCCTCGCCCGAAGCCGCCCTACGTGCTGGTGGAAGAGACTGGCGTGGGCGTCACGCGGGAGGAGTACTGCAGCCAGGACGCCCGGCGCTGGGCTGAGTACGCGGTCACGTGCCGCATTCAGTACCACGGCCCCGGCGCCCTGCTGGCGCTGTCGCTGATCCGGTCCAAGGCTCCGCGGCTCCGGTGGTCGGGCGACGTGCAGCGAATCCCGGCCAGCCTGGAGGACGTCCGCTGGGAAGACCGGGCGACGTGTGACGCGGCTTTCCACCTGCTTCAGCCGCTGAACGAGCCGGGCGGCGATGGTATCATTGACGCTGTTTCCACGGCGCCGACGATTGACGAGCGCGCGTGGCCCGCATTCATCTCACGGAGGCCTTGATGGCAACTCTGGACGATATCGTCTCGGTGGATATCCACCTGAACACGACCGGCGTGGGCCGGGCGAACTTCGGGACCATCATGGTCTTCAGTCGGAACACGGACTACGTGTCCGGCAAGGCGCCCGCACCTGACTCGGTCACAACCTACAACCGCCTGTCCGACACCACGGAAGCGATTGCCGCTGGTACGCCGACCTCCAAGGTGCTGGCCGCGATCTTCGCGCAGTCGCCGCGCCCGCGTCAGGTGAAGGTCTTCATGGCCGCGCTGGGTGCATCCGATCCGTGGAAGGCCGAGCATCTGGCCAAGGCCATCCAGAAGGACGCCGACTGGTATGCAGCCGTGATTGCCGGTGAGTCGACTGACTTCATTACGTTCGCCAAAGCGATCGAGGGCGAGCGCCGCCTGTTCGTGACCGATCAGATCGCGCCGAAAGCCGCCAAGGACCAGAACCTGTACCGAACGGCCGTGATCGTTGGTGCCGAAGCTGGCGGTGTGACTGCTGGTGCTTGGGCTGCCAAGTGTCTGGGTTATGCCGCTGGCTCCGAAACCTGGGCGCTGAAGCAGCTTGCCGGCGTGCCTGCTGCCTCGCTGACCCCGCAGCAGGATCAGGAAGTGCTGAACAACAACGGCACCGTGTTCAGTCGGATGAGCGCACAGCTCAACCTGACCCGCGGGGGCAAGGTGGCAGGCGGCGAGTGGGTAGACGTGATCCGCTTCCGCGACTGGCTGCAGGACGTGATGCAGACGAACCTGGTCGCCACCCTGATCAACCGCCCGAAGCTGCCCTACACCGACGAAGGTCTGGCCGTCATCGAGTCCTCGATGATCAAAAGCCTGGAGGAGGGCGTGAAGGCCGGCGGCGTGATCGACTGGCGCGATGGCGATGAGGGCCAGCTGGTCCGCGGCTACACCGTGACCGTGCCGCGAGCCAAAGACGTGCCGTTCAACGTCAAGGCCTCTCGCACCGCCCACGTGTCGTTCTCGGCCTACCTGACTGGCGCAATCCACGCCATCGAGGTCACGGGGTCGTTCACCTACGACGGCGCGCTGTAACATAGAGGCATCCGCCCGGGCACCGCCCGGGCTTCATCCAAAGGATTCTCGCAATGGCAATCACCCAAGCATTCAACCCGGCCGACATCGTCGTAACTATTGGCCACGTGACCGTCAGCAACCTGTCGGAAGATGACGCCGTCGTAATCGAGCGCCGGTCGGACGGCATGCAGTTTGCCGTTGGCCTGGACGGCAAGGTTGCCCCAACGCTGTCGGCCGACCAGACCGCCGCGATCAAGATCAGCGTACTGGCCACCTCGGACACGCACAAGGCCCTGCAGGCGCTTACCGGCTACGGCACCCCGGCGCTGTCCACGGCATCGACCCCCATCACCGTGATCGACAAGGGGTCTGGTACCCGGCTGGCGCTCGCCCCGGTCTGCTACCTGTCCAAGGGGCCCGGCCTGAACATCAGCAAGTCCCTCGGCTCCCGTACCTGGGAGTTCCTTGCTGAGAGCGTCATCACGTCGTTCTGAGCTGCTATAATCGGCAGCAACACGGCCCGCCTCGCTGACACGTCGGCGCTGGCGGGTTCTTTTTTTTGAGGACAGACGATGCAGATCGAGACCACCATTAACGGCCGCACGTACCGCTACATGCGCCTGAACGCTTTCGACGCGCACAAGCTGGTGCTGCAACTGGTGAAGACCATTGGCCCGGCGCTGGGTTCCGTGTCGATGGAATCGGATGTAACCGCTCTCGTCGGGAAACTGGCTGAGATCGGCGACCCCGTGCAAGACATCGCCCTCCCGATGTGGCAGAAGGCTGCCATGACGTGCGACGGCAAACCACTGCGCTCCGAAGCCGATGTAAACGCCCTGTTCACGGCCGAGGATATCGGCGACCTGTACGAGCTGGCCGTGGTCAGCATCAAGGAACAGGTTGGTCCGGCTTTCACGAGGGCGCTCGGCCGGTTTGGCGCCCGTTCGTGAGAGGGCATGAGGATGGGGCGCTGCCCGGAAGACTCCGGGCCGATGTCGAAGAACAGTTCGTCATCTGGCGCCCCATCCTTGAAGGCATGGTCTCACTGGAGGCCGTGGAAACCGGCGCCGTTTCACTGGAACGGCTGATGCAACTGAATGGGCTGCTTGATATGCGGGCCGCAATCCAACGGGAAGCAAGCAATGATCGTTCGTGAACTCGTGACCAGGCTGGGATTCCAGACGGACACCCACGGTCTGCAGAAGTACGAAGGTGCTGTTGATCAGGCGAAGCGGTCCACAGAGCGCGCCGCCTCGGCAATGAAGGCGGCGTTTGCGCTCGTGGGTGTGGCTGGCCTGGCCGCGCTCGGCCGCAAGCTGACCGAGGTTGGCGACCGGATCAATACTCTGAAGGACCGTCTGGCGGCACTGTCGCAGGGCGGTGATTTCGACCAGCTGGCCGACCGTGCGCGCACGCTGGGCGCCGGCATGGATGGCTATATCGATGGCTACATCATGCTGGCCAACGCCACCGACGGTGTGCTGGCCAACCAGCAGGAAGTGACCGAGATCCTGGACACCCTGAACGCCGGCCTGAAGGCCTCTGGGGCGGATGCGGGCACGGCTGCTGGTGTGATGCGTCAGTTCGGGCAGGCGCTGGGGTCCGGAGCCCTCCGCGGCGATGAACTGAACTCGATGAACGAGGGCGCCGGCGTCCTGATGCGCGAGCTGGCGCGATCGATTCTCGGGCCGCAAGGCACCGTGGGTGCTCTGAAGAAGATGGCTGAGCAGGGCAAGCTGACCACGGAGGTTGTGCTGGCCGGCATGCGGAAGATCGGCCCGGGACTCCGCGCTCAGACGGAAGGCATGGGCCGAACGGTGGGCCAAGCCACTCAGGGGTTGCGGGACACGATTGACCGTGTGATCGCCCGGTTCGATGCGGCCACGGGCTTTACCAAGCGGCTGGCCGACGGGCTAGACTGGATGTCCGGTGCGATCGAGCGCGGCATCCAGTTCCTGGGCGGGATGGACACCATTGCCAACACGCTGGGCATCACGCTGGGCGTGATTGCGACCGCCCACCTGCCAGCGCTTGTGACCGGCCTGACGGCTGCCGCACGGGCTGCCTGGGCTTTCGTGGCCCCGTTCGCCCCGGCCATCGCCGCGGCCACAGCTGTGTTCCTGGTGGTGCAGGACCTGTACACCTGGATCAACGGCCAAGACTCGCTGTCTGGCCAGCTGTTCGGCCCCTTCGAGGACGTGGCAAACGCCGTGAAGGCCCAGATCGCCAGCATCCGCCAGTGGGTGTCTGACCTGCTGACCACGGTTGACAACCTGTGGAAGAAGGTCAGCAGCATCGACGGTATCACGGGCCTGACCAAGGACGCGGCGTCGGCCGTGGGCAATGGAGCGGCTTCACTGGCGTCGTCTGCTGGCGCGTTTGTGTCTGACGCCGCATCGTCGGCATGGGGTTTGATCAAGGAGACCTTCGGCTTCAAGCAGAATGTGACGGCCACAACCACCATCAACGTTCAGGGCAAGGCGGATCAGGCTACAATTAACGAGATCGGCCGCGTAACTGAACGATCGGTACGTGGGGCCGCCTCGGAGGCTGTGAAGCGATGAACTACGTGATTGACGGGCGGTCGGGCGTCCTGAAGAGTTGGGGCGCCCTGAATGCCGACATCCAGCTGACGGCCGTCACCTCGTTCGAGGTCAAGGATCAGCGGAAGCTCTCCACCTACGCCGGGGCGTGGGGCGGCTTCGACGTGATGACTGGCATTGGCCCGACGGAGCGCGTGCTGACGGTCAAGGGGCGTGTCAGCAATGACCTGTCGTCCCGAGACGCTACAGCCCGTGTACGGGCCACGCTGGACAGGCTGATGGCATCCCAGGAGCCGGTCGCCTACGTGAGCCCTGTGGCCAGCATCCCGCGAGGCGTGCTGACGGGCGTGACTATCACGCAAGCGGGCGTCACGGCCATCGATGTCGAGCTGACCATTCGGGCTGTGCGACAGGTTGAGGCCGAATCCGTGGCCGGAGAGAAGGCGCCGCCGCGGGCAAAGAAGGGTGCTGGCAAGGATGTGGCGGCACCGACATCCAAGGCAACGACATCGGCCAGCAAGGCCAGCCAGCCGGCCGCCGGCGAACCGGCCAAGACCAAAAGCCTGTTGCTGCGCCTGAAGGATAGCGGCAGCGACGCACTATCGGAGCTTTCCAATTGGCTGAAAAAGTGACGTACACACAGGTCTCTGGCCAGGCCTACTCGTGGCGCCGCGATGGCGCCACGTTCGGCGTCCGCTGGAACCGACTGCTGTGGCAGTGGGTTGTTGTGGTTGAATTCCGGGGCTGGCGGGCCGTCGGCAATGGACGGGCAGCAGTGGATGGCGCCAGCATCCGGCATATCGGTGATGGGGTGTTTGAATGCAAGATGTGACCGTGACCCTGGTAGGCGAGGATGGCAGCTATCGCCTTGTGGGTGCCTGCAGCCAGATCACCGTGACCCGAGCGGAGGACGGCAAGGCCTCCGATGTTGAAGTGACGCTACAGGACGTGCCGCGAGCCGTCGGGCAGCAGGCCACGGGCGGCGCCTATCACACGGTGCGGATTGAGCACCCAGTGCTGCCAATCTCCGCCGACGTGGTGCGAGTCAACTGGAATGCCGTTGACGGAACCCTGCTGATCACGGGGGGCGAGGATGCCGCCCGATGGAACACGAAGCGTGTAGCTCTGTCGTTCGCGTCCGACACGCCGCTGTCAACGGTGGCCCAAGCTGTTGCTGGCGCGATTGGCCTGCCGGTCATCGGAGCGGATTCGGCCATCCTGCCGACCTGCCCGCGGACGTTCAGCTGCCTCTGGCGAGACGCCATGCGGCAGGTCTTTGGCCGGAAGTGGACAGTCACAGCCTCTGGGGTCGTGTGTGGCGGCCAAGCAGCCTCAGTCACGGTCAACGATCAGACGGCCTACGGCGTCACGGCTGTCAACCGGGAGCGACTTGACGATGGCAGCGTCACGGTCAAGGCCACGGTCGCGCTACCGCTCACGCCGTGCGACGTGGGTGCTCGTGTGGCTGGTCTAGTGGGCGAGATCGGCGTGGCAGGCCGCGTGACGCGTGTGACCCACGTGGTAACATTCGAGGAATCGTTGACAACCATTGAGGTTGAGCGTGAGTGACGTTCAGATCGTGACCGGCATCATCAAGACCGTGCGTGGCGCGCTGGCCGTGGTGACTCCGGACGGCACCGGAGATGATGGCGCCCCGTGGCCGGATGTGCAGGACTGTCGCCTGCTGACGCTGACAGGTTCTGGCGGATCCGCGTCCTTGTCCATGATGCCGCTGGCCGGCGATGCGTGCCTGCTGCTGTTCGTGGGTGAGGACAAGACAAGCCCCTACTGCCTGCCGTGCTCCGTGTCAGCGCCGCAGACCGTGCAGCTCCGGCATGCTGGCAGTCACGTGACGGTCCATCAGTCCAGCGTCGAGGTCTACACGGGTGGCAGCGCCAGGATCACGGCCAACGACACACTCGTGGAAGCTTCCAGTGCCACGATCAGGGCTGCATCCATCACGCTGTCCGGCAACGTCACGGTCGCCGGCAGCCTGTCCGTGGCTGGCGCGATGACCAACGGCGGCAAGAACATCGGCGCCAGTCATCGCCATTCGAACGGCACGGCACAGGACGGTAACACGGGGGTGGTCATCTGATGCGAGACCTGAGACTCAATGCGGACGGCGACCTGCACATGGGGGAGCTGGCCGAGAACGACGAGACCATTGCCCAGTCCTGTGCCATCGCCTTGCAGGCGTGGAAGGGTGAGAGCCCGCTGCAGCCGGATCGCGGCACCGACTGGCATCTGCTGGCCGCTCACGGCAAGGAGCAGGAAGTTGTGTCGGCTGTTGTGGCTGCCGTCAGCCGTGTGCGCGGGGTCAGTACCTTCGGCATCACGGGTGTTAGAATTGACCCGACCACACGGGTAGTCTCCGTGGACCTTCAGATCAACGGAACCGGAACCACGATTGATGTTTGACGTGACACAAGGGGCGCCGAACGTCGCGGACATCCGCACACGGCTCGCCGAGAAGATCAGGGCCTCCGTGCCCGACGCCGACACCGGGCGCGACTCGGTGCTTGGTCAGCTGCTGGACATCGTGGCCGAAGAGGCTGCCCTGTCCTATGAGTATGCGGAGCACGCCTACCTGCAAAGCAAGCTGGCCACGGCCAGCGGTGCAGCACTGGACGACATTGCCGCCATCGTCAACGTGCAACGCCGCCGCGGCACGAAGCCGCTCTACGCCGCGTTTGTGGTTGGTACGCCGCCGGATGAAGTGAAGTTCCAGGATGGCACAAAGGCGACCATCGTGCGCCGCATTTCCGGGCGTTTCGCCTATCTGCGGTCGTCGATCCGGTACCCCGGTGCCGCGGCCAGTGAATCGTCGCTGATGTCCTCCTACGGACTGGTGGCGCGTGGCGACATCCTGATTCACCGCGATTCAGTCTTCAGTGCCCCAAAGGCGCTGAATGCCATCGGAGCGATCGACCTTTCCTACGTGGAAATGGATGCCGAGCCGCAAAGCGTGTCTGGCGAGGGCTGGCAGATTGTTGCCCCGGTGCCCGCCATGCGGTCCTCGGCCAACCTGAACGATGAAGACGATGACTCCTTGCGCGCCCGCATCCGTCCGCAGACGCAACTGATCGGCGGCACGATCGCGGCTATCGAGGCTGCGCTGGCGGCCGAGGGTATGCCCGCCACGGTAAGCGACTGGCTGGCGCCCGCCCCGCCGGCCGCACGACCG